CCTCCAGTATACAAAAGTGTAATTCCCACCGGCATCAGGCGAAGGCCACACGTTGATACAAGGCAGGTTCTGGATGTACACGGATGCACCGACAGCGTGGGTAGTTGCCGTAGTACCGTTTTGCCCACGCCAGCAATTAGTCAGTGTGTTGCCGACGATGTTCGTATAGCTGATCGTTTCCGAATCAATCTTCACGAAACCCGTAGACGGCATATTTTCCGTAGAGGTCAGGTAGATTGTAGTAGCCGTAGACGATACGCTTGGAGTAACCCCACTTGCAGCCACAGTCGTGGTGGATTGCGCGTTCGTCTGTGCAGTCTGACGGTTAACCCAAACTTGGATGGGTCGCCCTTGGGCTAATTTGTTTGGGATAGTGGAGTACGTGGACTCTGAGATCCGCGTGATGTTGATGTCAGACTGGTTGCTAGATGACCCAGTGTTTTGACGAATAACGTGGTCAAGCAGATCAATCGTATCAGCCGCTAGGGGGTAGATAAGCTGTCCTGTATTCAGAACAATCTGACCCTCTTGGATCGTCCAAAGGTTTATGCCTCTATTAGCCCACTCAATAGTTAGTAGGTTCAGAGACCGGCGTGCCGTACGAAATTCATAGCCAGTACGAACCTCAATACCGGCGCGCTCGTACGCTTCCTCAACAAGATCATTGAGGTCAAGATTGAACGTGGATAGGCCGGTAGTGAATGCCATCAGAATTGAACGCCGTAATCTTGGGGAGTGTATTCATACCCCGATCTTTGGGCTGCTGCTCGTTGAGCTACTGCTGCCGGTGACTGTGCCGCTGCTTGTGCCACTTGTTGCTGTCTTAATATATCAGCTTGTTGCAGTTGTCGTACCCCGCCTTGCTGCATCGCTTGTTGCTGCATCGCTTGCTGATGGTTCCGTACGTAGTTCATATACGGATCTTGCTGGTACTGCTGCGGCGTGAAGTACTGTTGAGGTAGTCTTTGTTGCTGCTGCGGCTGGTCGTACCCACTAAGAATCAATCCACGTGGGGGTTGTTGCATTTGTTGTGTCTGCGCCGAAGGATAATTTATCGGCATAGTAGTAATTGGGCGCGACATCTGCTGTTGCTGACCCAAATTTGTTGTATTCAATGCCCCAGACAAGTTGTACGGCTGTTGTACATACTGGCGCGGAGGAGCAGCCATAGAAAACTGCATCTGCTGTGGCGGCATGTACCGTTGCTGGTATGGCTGCGAGTATTGAGCAGGGGCGGCGGACCGAGGGGGGCCAGCATTAGCCCCCGGTTGTTGGGGCAATTGACTTACCGGAGTCGATAGACCACCTTTACCACCTATTGGCGCTTGGCCTCCGCCACTAGCAAACCCTGATCCTATGCCCATTATCTAAATCCTGCTGTTTTCTTTGCAATCTTCTTGGGCTGCGCTACAAACTGCTTACCTGCTTTCTTGCCTTCACGCTTGGCTTTGGTTGTCGCCGCATATTCTGCGGAGCTTAGACTATCAATCGCCGCACTAGGCAGATACCGCTCTCCAGTTTTGCTAGAGGGCTTACCGCTCTTGGTGCGCCATTTCTGGTCGCCCCAATCTTTAAGAGACTTCTGGGGGTCTTTCATTCAAAGTCTTTACCGTCTTCTCCCGCTTCTTCACGGGCCAAGTCCTCTAACTCTTCATATGTGCCACAAGTGCATGGACCATCTTCATTCAAAGCACAATCTTCAGCATGACCTTTAATCACGGTAACCTCCACCAGCCGCTTTGTACTTCTTGGCAACAAGCTGCGCTTTGCGAGCAGACCACTGCCCAGCACCTGTACCTTGAGTCGCCGCAGACTTTACTTGAGACACAATCCGCTTACGCAAACTAGGTTTAGTGTAATTGCCAGCAGCATTCACACCGCCACCTTTTTTATACACCTCAACGTCATTCGGATTGTCCTTGCGAACAACCGTCTTGGCTTTGGGCATTTTGGATGGACGAATATCGCCCATTCCACGGCTCGGTTTCATCTCAGCACATCCCGCCGCCAGCCATCCTGACCTGTTTACCTTTGGTTTTGCCTTTAGTAGCGCAGCCATCAGCACGGCTAGAAGCTGATCCGCCGCTAGACATCTTCTTGACCGCCCCACCTTTTTTCATGCCCATCGGAGGAGCAGCGGGGGGAGCCATTCCACCGCCCGGAGGCATGGCAGGAGGCATAGGCCGACGCATCGGCATAGGCATATCAGCAGGAGCGCCTTTGCCCATAGGCATCATTTTGCGTTTCATTTCACCACCTTTTGAAAATTTATGGCCTTTGTCAGCCTGTACGAACTCTCTACCGACAGACTGAGGAATATCAGCCTTCCTAGCGAAAGCTGGGTTGTTAGCCACAGCCTCCATAAAATAATGCTGTTTCTTGCTCTTACTAGGCATGTTTTTCCATCAACCGATCAATCTTAGCTTCAAGGCGGTCAAGCCGATCAAAGATGCGATTAATATCCGCGCCAAGCTGTGCTTTGGTCACATACTCTTTAGGAAGTTCTTCACGAGTACGGTTGAGCAAAATCTGAATACGTTTGATCTCGTCAAATGAATTCTTCACGATGAACCCAACTGCACTGACCGCAATGGTCAAGATGATGTTCCAGACCTGCCCTTCCATCACACAAACCGGCCTTTGGTTTTGCCCCGCTGTGCGCAGCCATCAGCGCGTTTGGAAGCTGCGCTTGCTTTCGATACAGCCCCGCCTGTAGCCATCTTCTTGACTGCGCCGCCTTTAGCCATTCCCGGTAATGGGCGGCGCCATGTTCTGGCGTTAGGATTAGGGATTGTCTCACCCATATCCATACCAACACCGGGGCGATTACCAATCAAACCCGGAATATCAACACCTTGAGTTTCAAGACGGTCTGCCGCCATACGGGGTCCGGGGTTTCTAAGACCGCTTCTTATTTCGCCGTTGTCATTGTAGTAAAGATTACTGGCGTTTCTAACGTCCGCCGCTGTTGCTGTAGGACGCTCTGGCGTAGGCCGATCAAAGAAACTTACGTAGCCACCACCTTGACTAACACCGCCGCCGCCACCGCCGCCACCAGAATCATCTGGAGCTACGTCAACAACGTCGCCTTGTTTGTAGCGTTTGACTTTTTTCATCACACGAATCGACCTTTGGTTTTGCCACGTTGGGCACATCCATCACCGCGAGATGAGGCAGTAACTTTGCCGCCTTTTTTCATCCCAATTGCTCGAGCCGTAGGCTCATAGTCATAATCACCACGAGTATCAACAGACTTATGAATTCTTTCTATCTCATCACTTTCTTCTTTGACGCGACGTTTAGCATCTTTAGAAAGCTCAACTTTGTTACGAGACTTTTCAACAACTTTATCAATCACTGGATTGATATAGCGATCGCCAATCTCAGGATGCGCCTCATCTAGCGATTCGCCCATGCGTTTGCCAGCGTCAAATGCCATTGCAGCAACTCCGCCGCGAACCCCAGTTCGAGATCCTGCGCGTATGCCCATGTCTCGTTGTGAGACATTCCCCAAAGCAGACCCGCGTCTAGCTACCGCTTGAGCAGGTGTTTCATTACTATTTAACGCCCGACCTAGCCTGCCAAGATCTGCCCGTTGACTTGGAATCCCGTGTTCCAAAGGATGAGGAGTGTAATCTTCAGCGTTTGTCTGGTTCGGGGATCTGTACTCATACCCCGGCTTTGCTGGCCTATTTAAGCGTCCCATTTAGCACTTCCACGCCCGAAGGCTTTTGTTAATCCGGGAGTCGGGGTCGTTGGCGGTTTTGGCGCTAGTGAGCTTCTTCTTCATGCCAGACATCCGGGCACAGAATGACTTCTTGCGCGACCCACCTTCCGGTTGTGGTGGCTTGAGTCCGGGCTTGCCCGGATTGGCAGCGTTATAAGAAGCCCTTCCTTTGGCGTTAAAACCGCCACTCTCGGACTTACCTTCTTTGCGTTGCCACGCCGGGGACTTAGCCATAGAACACCGTAACTTTTGCCGACGTTGGCAGAGTTACATGCACATCCGTA